GGGCGAGACTTCACCGGCGTTGAACGAGGGATAGAAATCGAACTTCGGCATGCTACTTTTTCAGATCGCGGAGGATTTTGACTAGGGTGACGAGGCCAACGGCGAACCCGATGGTGACCGAAGCGAAACGCATCCACGCTTCCAAGTGAGGGAGCATGGAATAAATCGCCGCGCCGATGGAGGTGGCGCTGCCGATGAGGCCGGTGGCTGCGGATTTGAGTTGGTCGCTATTCATTAGGAGTTCGCTTGACTGAGAAGATTCCCGAGGATTTCCGTAGTCGTGACTTGGCCGAGTCGAGTCGTGTTGAGGGCTGCGACTTTGGCGAGTTCGCTCGATAGCTCGGTTCTCACCTGTGAGGCGATCTGGCTTGTCGTCGGAACCGTTGGCGCATTGGTCAATGTTGTTGCGGTATCGACAAGCCCGCCGGTGATGGTGCGAGATGCTGCGCTCCACACGGCGGCAGCGATGTCTGATCCAGTGACAAAGGCTGTGCCAACCGTGTTGTCTGTGGCGACTCCCACCGCAACCTGACTTGGCAGCGGCACTGCCAGCGTGCCTGTCATGCCGCTGTAGGTCACACCGCTGCGAACATGATTGGTCGCTGGCCCAAGGCCGGTATTATCGGCGGTGAACATATCCACATAAGTGCCGGTGCCGTTGAGGGCGTAGCGGGTTTTGGCGTTTGTCGGAGTGGTGTTCAAAATCATTTTTATGGCTGCCACTGCCATTGTCCCATCGGACGCGCAAATAAATGATCCCGAGGCTCGAACGAGGCTAGAGGTGTTGGTTGATCGGACTGCATTGCCGCCTCCATTTGAGGCGGTCATGGTTCCAACAATGGTTACTTGTCCAACGCCATTATTATTTACTGCCAATGAACCGTTTGATGTGCAATACCCATTGACGGTCGTGTTCCCGCCAATGTCTTGGTAAATTGCAGCAGAGTTTGCACTGCTAATTACTCCTCCGTTTATTATTAACGATCCGCCGACTTGGTTGCGAAATGTTCCACCACCCGAGCCTGTTGCTTCGGTAAAACCTGTGAAATTTAATGTTCCAGAGCTGGTGTTTACAACAGAGTAAGCCGAGCCAGGGTTTCCAGTAATATTCCCAACAAAAGACGCTGAATTTGTGCCGGATAGAGTGAGAAAATTTCCTACTACCGTCGTAAGCGAGGCCGTGGTGGCTGTCAATGTGACGCCGTTGGCGAGCACGAATCCCCCTCCTGCGGGGGCTGTAGTTGTCGCGCCGTCTTTCCACACTCGCGAAGTTGCTGATGTGTTCGTGATAGAAATTACAGTTGGCGAATTATCAACAGTGATTGTAAACCCATTGGTGTAAACATCGTCGGACGAATTGGGCGCATAGAGAACGCCGCCAGTAGCCCAAGGCGATGTGGTTGTATTAGTGTCTGACCAGTTGCCAGATCGGAATGCGCGAACATTTGCCATGGTTAGAGTCCTTTCGCGGTGATGTAGGTTTGGAGCGCGGTTTGGATCGCGCCGACGGCTTGCTGGGTGGCTTCGTCGCTTCCTGCCAGTGATCCGAGCGCGATGCCGATGGCGGCTTCGTCAGCGGTGATGACCTCGCCGTTTTCGATGGCCGTCGGAACGAGGCGCATGGCGACCTGCGCGTCAGAAGAACCATCGCCCAGATACCGGCCCGTGATGGCCAAGTTGAGCGAGTATTTCGGGTATTGGACTCCTGCGATTTCGATGGGGTTGGTAGCGTTCATGGTGTTTGGATTTTTGGGTTAAGAAAAAGTGAGATTGGCTTTGTTCGACCACGCGCCGGTGGCGGATTGGGTGGCCGTGACCGACCCATCGGCATCGGTGGTGATGCGGGTGATCGTCCAGCCGGCGGAGGATTCGGCGGTGCCGGTGGGGGCGGTGCCGTAGTAGTGGTAGGGTTCTGCCCAAGCGGCGCGGGCGATGGTGGAACCGCCCTCGGTGAGGGGGACGGGGGACCATGACTCGCCGTCGAAGACGAGGATGTCGCCCATCTCCGCCCCCTCGCCAGAGAGGCGAGAGGCCGGGATGGTGACGGGCATGACCTGCCAACGCGCTCCCGTCCACTTCCACTTCCGATTGCCGGAAGCGAAGGTGTCGTTGACTGACGGGGTGGATGGAAACGCGAGGGCGGACATGGTTTTTTACTGCTTGTCGATTTCGACCCAGGCTCCGTTGTAGGAGACATACTCTGCCATGTCGGTAGAGTCGATCCAGCGGAGACCGGCGGTGTGGGACGGGGCGGTTGTCGAGATGACATCCTTGATTTGCTTGCCGCTATTGAGGGAGGAGATGTTCGACTGCGCGGTGGAGAGTCCGCCTTCCAAGGAGGAGGCGCGGCCTTCCAGCGAATCGATATCCCCTTCGGCGCTAGTCACCCTACCGGCCAAAGTGCTGGCGGCGGATTCGGCGGCGTCGAGGTCACTCTGGAGCGTGTTGATTTCGCCCTCCGCCGTGTCGAGGCGGGCGTCGAGGCCGGAAATGTCCGAGGCCAAATCGGCATCGGCGGCTTCCAGCGAGGAAACGGCATTGGCGAGGTTCGTGGAGGCGGCACCAGCGAGGCTGGAAATGGCTCCGTTGAGGTTGGAATCCGCAGATTGGAAAGCGGTTACGATTTCCGATAGCGAATTGAGGGCCGTGCCATCCACATTGGAAAGAACATCGTCCACGCGAACATTGAGCGCGGTGATGCCGCTTTGCGCGGTGGAGAGTCCGGATTGGAGAGAATCAATTTCCCCCTCGGCGGTGCCGACACGGGTGGTCAAGCTGGTCGCTGCCGACTCGATGGCGGTGATGTCGCTCTCAATCGCGCCTGCGCGGGATTCCAAAGCGGTGACGGCTGGGGCCGAGGCCACGCGGGCGTTGGTGTAGTAGAGGTTGTTGGAACCTTCGACAACCGCATCGGTTGTGCGAGGGACGAGTTTCCAAGCGGTGCCGTTGTATTTCCACGAACGAGAACCGACGGAGTGGATGTCATTGAGGGCCGGTGAGGCCGGGAAGGAGATAGCTGCCATGGTAGTGTTTTCTAGTTGTTGGTTGGTTTTTCGACCCAACTTCCTCCGAACCATTCGTAGGTGGTGAGGTCAAAAGTGTGTGTCCATCGCTGCCCGATGTAGGGGTGTGCGGGCGGCGTATCGGAAAAGGTCGCGGGGAGATCGGCAACTTGCTGGTAAGTGCTGCCATCCCAAAGCCAGAGAGTGCCACTATCCTGCGCAAGGTAGATGCGGGCCTCTTTGCCGGGTTGAGGAAAATCGGCCCGGGAGGGGTAGATGACGAGTTGCTTGACGCTGTCATCGGGCAGGACAATCGTGAACTGGGAGAGGTCCAGTTGCTGGGTGATGTTCGATTCGGTGATGGTCGTCATGCGTAGGTGGCGGTCTCTCGGTTAGTCCACGCGACATCGGTCGCCTTGGCGGTGGCAGTGACGGTTCCGTTGGCGGAAAGGGCGGAACGGGTGATGGTCCACTTGGCCACGGCGGCGGCGGAGCCGGTGGCGGGGATGTCGGAATTCAGAAGCAAGCCGTAGTAGCTGAAGGTGCCTGCGGTGTTGAGGGCGAAGGAGTGGATGTAGTTGTCGGGGTCGCGCTGCGTAGTGGCCGAGTAAAGTCCGAGAGCGACGACGACGATTTTCGAGCCATTCGGGATCGCGGTGGCGAAGGTGATCGTGCCAGCACCTTGGTTGACGAGGTAGTCGATTGTCGGTTCCTGCGTGACTCCGTTGATGGCTACGATGACATGGTTCGGGTCGCTCGATTTGAGGCCGGTGACCGGGAAGGTGCGGAGGGTGCCGTTGCCGGTGAGGGTGGTTTTGGCCGATGAGAGCAGGCTTGCTTGAGGGAGACCGAAATTCAGAACGGCGGTGCTGCCTGCGCCGGTGTTGGTGACAAAGGGCGGGGTGGTGCCGGGGACTGCGGTGACATCCCCGACTTGGACGAGGAGCGAGGGATAACTGACGCCGCCTGCGGGACCGCCTCCGCTGACCTGCGCGGCATCGACCCCATCGCCCCCATTGCGGGAGGAGACGAGTTTGGAGGACATCCACGCAGGCTTGATCCGGCCTTTGCGCTCGGTGGAATCCCGGCGCATCGCGGGGCTTTTGCCGAGGAGTTCGGTTTCCTTCGCAAGGAGCGCGGCTTTGTTGGCATCGCCGGTGAGAGGAACCGCGAGCTTGGAGGCGAGATTGGCCGTGAGGAGATCGATGAAGAGGGAATCGAAGAGGCTGACCTCGGTGACCTTCTTGACATATTCCAGAGTGATCGCCGTGCCGAGCCACACATCCCAATCGGTCGTCCAACTGGCGGACACGCCGGGTTGCTTGGTCGAACCGGCAACCAGGCAGCGGTAAACCGCGCCGTTGTTGGAAACCGCATTGCCGACCTCGTAGGTGCGTCCGGTGACCCATGCGGGCGAGCCGGAATCGGCATTGGTGAGGACGAAATTGCCAGCGACCTCCCATGCCGAGTCGCCGGTCGAGTAGTCGTAGTCATTGACCCGGAAGACGCGCAAGCAGTCGGCGGGGATCGCGTAGCGGTAGGCCCACTTGTATTCCGGGCGAGGGAGGGTTTCGGCCACCGTGGTGGACTTCATTGCCCATGTCCATGAACCGGCAAGGAGGAGGGCATCGCGGACCTGCGGGTAGAGG